AATTCTACGGACTTTGTGATGTTCTTACCTACGAGATGTTTCATTAGGTTAATAAGGAAAACATTATGAAACATCTCGTAGGTAAGAACATCACAAAGTCCGTAGAATTTATGGGCGACAACGTAGACGTGCGAAAGCTATCCGTTGCAGAAGTTATGAAAATCCAGAAGCTTGTTAAAGCCGCTGGTAAGTCTAAAGACGAAGACGGAGGTCTGAACCTCCTTAAAGAAATTCTACGAATTGCCGTAGTTGGGGCCGCAGAGATTAGTGATCAGGACTTCTCGACTTTCCCATTGTCGGAGCTAAACGACCTGTCCGAAAAGGTTCTGAGCTTCTCAGGCATCGGTAACAACCCAGAGGGAAACTAACTGATGAGGAAGAGATATTGTATGAAATTGCATATAATATCAAGATGCCCGTTTATATCTTGAAAAGAGATATGCCCTACACTGAACTGTTAGGGTGGGCGGAATTCCTCAAAAGAAGACCTCCCGGTTATAAAGAAGATATGAGGACTTTCATGTTGCTTAGTTCTCAAGGCTTCAAAGGATCTCCCGAAGACATCTTCCCAACAATTAGAGCCGTAAAGCAACACGCAGAATCTAAGCAAGTTGACAATAGAGCTATTCCTAAAGGTGTCATCTTAGAAAATATGCTTAGAGCTTCTAAGGGTGACGGTAGTAATATAGATTGGTTATTGGAAGCTAAAAATGAAGATAAGTCTGAAAGTAGTTAACTTTGAAGAAGAGCTACGTCGCATAGAGCAAGAGGTTCTGCGGCAAGGCAAGTTAGAGGTAAACGAGAGAATAGATTACGCAACACAACAACTGAAAATTGTTACCCCAGTAGATACTGGAGAAGCAAGAGAAGGTTGGAAAAACCATAAAAGTAAATTAAACTTCAAAGACGCTGGTACAATCAGCAACGAGGTTGAACACATAGTACATTTAAACCAAGGCCATAGTCAACAGGCTCCTACTTATTTTATTGAGCAGGTTCTTTCGACTATTGGTATTATCTCCCCTAACTAACACTGAATTGCCCTAGATGGTCCTGATAATATTTCGGGTTCTGTTTGGGGCAATTTTTTCAAAAATAAGGAAACAACATGAGTGGTGTAGAAATCAAAGTAACCGCTGATGCGGGGAGTGCCAAAAGAGAGCTTAAACGTCTAGAAGCCTCAATGGACTCTCTCGCTAATACAGCGAAGACCATTAACAAAGCTATAGTGGGTATCGGGGCAGCAATCAGTTTTGCCTTCGGTACAGATAGAATTACTAAGGCCTCTGATGCTTTTACCACGTTAGAGAACAAAGTGGCACTTGTCACAGGTCGAACTAAAGAGCTATCTAAAACCTTAGATAAGCTATACACAGTATCAATTAGATCAAGAGGGTCAATAGAAGGGTCAGTAGAGACTTTTAACCGTTTTGGTAGAGCTATGGACAAAGCGGGTATTAGTAGCTCCCGCCTAATAGCTGTAACAGAGTCAGTACAAAAAGCCATCGCAGTTAGTGGGGGCTCCGCCGCAAGTGCTGAAGCTGCCATTCTACAGCTGGGTCAGGGACTCGCAGCCGGACAGTTGAGAGGCCAAGAATTAAACTCTGTAATGGAGCAAACCCCTCGTATTGCCAGAGCAATCGCAGATGAACTTGGTGTTGGTATTGGCGCACTTAGGAAGATGGCTGAACAAGGACTACTTACTACTGAGACAGTCTTCGGCGCTATGGAAAACCAAGCAGCTAAGATCGCAAAAGAATTTCAACTTGCTAACGCAACTATTGCACAGGGCTTCCGTTTAGTAGCTGACCAGATCACACGAGTTATCGGCATGTTTGACAACTCTACCTTTGCCTTGAAAAGCTTAGGTGTTACTTTTCAAAGTATTGCGGGTTACTTAAACCAGAATGCAAGATCAATAGCTATTGGAGCCTCTTACTACTTCAATATATTAGAACACTCTCTCTCAGGTGTAATTGAGACGGCTAAGGGTCTGGGCTCAGTGTTCGCTGCTGTGTTTGGACGGCTCTTAGATGCTCTACCTCGCGTCATTATCCCTATGCGTACTTTAGCAGATGATATCTTCGTAGGTTTAGTTTATGGTAGTGCGACCCTGACAACAGGTATCTTCAAACTTGTAGGTGCGCTTGACTCCCTTATCGGCTCTACTTTGGGCACTCGTTTTGAAGGTGTTATCTTCAAACTATTTAGCTCTAAGTCACTTATAGAATTCGGTAATAACCTTGATAGCCTAGCTTCCGCAATAAGTTCTTACGGTAAGCGTTGGTACAACTTCGGTAACTTCGCAGAAAGAGCCTTTCGTCAAACTAACTTCTCACTATTGAAGACAGGGATCTATCTTGGTCTTATTGATCAGAAGTTATTTACACTGAGGTTCACATCTTTCGAAAGGTTCTATAAAGTCTTAGAGCCATTGGAAGCTCTACTCCAATCTATGTTAATCGGCTTCCTAAGCTTAGATGCAATTGCACCAATCGTATCCGGTGTTATTATGGCTTTTCAGGCATTATCACAGGTTTTAGACGCTGTATTAAACGTCTTTGGGCTTGAGCTGAAAGGTGTTTTTCGTTCTCTACTGATTGTAGAAGACATGTTACAAGGTATCTTTGAGAGACTTGGTTCAAAAATAGCTGACAAGCTCGGTTATAGAACCTTTGAACCCCTTAGAGACGCAATGGAAAACGTTGTTGATGCTTGGGGCTTAAGTCTGTCTATCTTTGACCTTCGTAGTCAAGGACCTCTTGAAAAGAGCATAAACGCAGTTTCCAAATTTAGCATAGCAACAGCTAAGGCTGTAGGCACTGGTATTGGCGCTATTTTTAGAGCCTCTATTAGTAAGATCAAAGAAAACAGCAAAGCTATCAATGGCGTAATTATTTCTACTTTAGTGTACTTCAAAAACTTTGGTAAGAGTGTTGTCACTGCTATAAAGGGTGGTATGTCTTCTTTCATAACTTTTTGGAAAGACTTATTCACTGGAACTAAAGATATTGCTGCTACCCAACTTGGAAAGACTCTTTCAAATATAAGGAGCTTTGCTAAAGAAGTTGTAGACTGGTTCTTCTGGATCTATGACGAGGTAATTGCTAACTCTTGGTGGACAGATATGGTAGAAGGCGTCTACTCTAAAACAGTAGAATGGCTTCCTAGAGCTTTGTCTAAGATCAAAGAGTTTATAGGTAGTGTTGCGAGTTCTTTTGCATCTCTTAAAAATACAAAGCTGAACTTACCGGAATTCAAGACAAAAGGTAAGGAAATGCTTAGCGGATTAGCTAAAGGCTTCTCTAGCTTTGCAACAGGTATTTACGACTCCCTTAGTGAAAGCTTCCCGTCCTTTACTAAAACCATTACTTCTACAGTTGCAGCTGCTATTTTAGCATTGGCTTCTCCTGATTTGTTTAAGAAGGTAGGTTTCATTTTCGGCTTGGGATTTGCTGCTACTATTGGTGGTGCTGTCCTTGACGGTATTGGCGGTGCTTTGTCAGACTCCCGTATTCCTAGCGACTTGGGAGACGGACTTGGGGCTAGTGCTGGTAGGTTTGTAAACACTATTATTTCTAACATTCCATTGCTGCTAGAGCTATTTGTTAAGTTTGCTAAAGCTTTTGGTAAAGCATTTGTTGATGAACTGACAGGAGTATTTGGGGCAATCCCGAAGATCCTCTCTGCCGCAACTTTTGGTATTTTCGATGGTATGGTAGGTACTCTACTAACCTTGTTTGGTGGCTCAGTGTTACTAAGAGGGTTCTCTAAAACAACAAAAACAATGACCGCTATGTTAGGTGCTGTTGGTTTTGGAACTGTGGACAACGGTGGTAAGGGTATATTCTCTGACCTGTTGTATGGAAAAGGAGGCATTAACGCAGCCCGTGGTAAGACACTTGCTGGTGTAGCAGGGCTTATGATTGCTGTAAATGGTGTCATGGGTGGCTTCACAGAAGGTGGTGGAATTGCTACCGCTGCCCTATCAGGTGGTTTACTAGCTTACTCTATCTTTGGTGTTGATGGTATTAACACTATACTTGCTAAAGTAAAAGGTTTGTTCTCAGGTATTGGCGGTGTTATCGCTACTGAATCTAAAGCCTTTTCAAAGAACCAAAACCTTACACAAAGCCTTGGGGCTATCACAGGAAACCTCAAGAAAGGTAATGTGAGAGGCGCATTTGCAGGTGCTAAAGACGGTATTGATAAGTTTAAGAAATCAGTAGCTTCTGGCAACTTCGATACACCTTTCATAAAATCTATCGATAGGATGACAAGCAAAGTTGCTTACTCTTTTGGACCTCAATTCGGTAAACACCTAGGCCCTCAATTTGAAGGTCTTGGTAAGAATATAGGTAATGGCGTTCAGAAAGGTTTCTCCAAGTCTAAGTTTGCCTTGGTCGCAGCTGCCGTTGCAGCTATAACTATTGCTGCCTCTTCTGCTAGTGCAGCAACCGCTTCTACTGAAGCAAATGTAGACAAGACTTTAGAGACCCTAAGCAACAACGCTGGAGCTATCGCAACAGGCGGTATTATGGCTTTTGCTCTGTTCGGTGCCGAAGGTATTAAAAGCTTTGGTATTAACTCTGTAAAGGCGATCGCGGACTCTGGCAAAGCTGTTCTAGGGCTACGGGCGCTCTTGAGTGCTCAAAAAGGTGGTATTCTACTTAACTTATTGTTTGGCAAAGGCTTAACAATGTCTCTGCTCTCTAAGGGAAAGCTAATTGGAAGACTTCTAGGTAAGGCTCTAAGCTCAGGTCTCGTTAAGAGTTTGGGAGGTATAGCGGCTAGAATTGGTGCTAGCTTGCTAGGTTTGCTATCTATTCCGGGATTAATTATTGCGGGTACTGTTGGAATTATCGGTGTCTGGTTGTTTGGTGAAGGTGATAACATCTTCGAAAAGCTAAGCAATGTTGGCAGCAGCATAAGGTCTCTTATAACAGGTTCTACTAAAGAAGCAAGAGTACTTCGTAGAGAGTTAAATGGGATTACTACAGATCTTCCAGATAAGATTGGTAACATAGAACTCGATATCGACGCATCTTTGGCAGGTATTGATTTAAATTCTGTTAGTGATAAGGGTTTCCGAGATCTAAAACGTTCTTTGAAAAGCTTAAAACTTGTAGGAGAGCAAGGTAACTCTAGCTTTGAAGAGCTAGGCCGTCTTTCGACTCTTGAAGAAGCTAAAACTAGAAGCGCTATAAGAGATGTTGAGACAGCAATTGGAATGCTGCCACAAGGTGAAGGTGCAGAAACTCCCGGCAGTAATATAGGTAAAGATATTCTTACCTTTTCGGGCATTGCTGAACTTGCTAAAGGTGGTTTGTTTACTGCTGCTGTAATTAACGGTATTGATACTTCTGGTTTGCTACAGCTACAAAAGAAAGTATTCACTCAAGGACCTACTACTAGGGCTGGGACCCCAGAAATTAACGGGATTAACCCAGACGCTACTAACGAAGACATCGGAGGGTATCTCCAAGGTGTCCTCAAGCTACTTCGCGGTAAAGATGACTTGAGTAAATCCCAACAAGATATGCTAGATGTCTTGAAGGCATTCGAGTCTATATTGGGTCCTATTGCTAGAGGTCAAATAACCAACATCGATCCTGCTCTTATGGGTATGATGAGTGATTCTTCTGCTGCTATTACTAGAATCCAAAATACGCCAAAAGAAGACAGTATCGGCGTGAAGGTTCTAAAGACGTTAACTTTCAGAAAGAAGAACGAGCGTCCAGACGCTTCAAACCCATTAGTCTTAGATGCTCAGTTAAACACCGTAAAGATGTTGTCAGAGCTAACTAGGGTAATGACTTTACAATCAGGCAGAGCGCTTGCAGTTGAAAACCAAGGGACGTCAATAAGTGATACCGTAGGTATGGCTAACGAATTGGTAGGCTCTGATGCAGAATTTTCTCAAAGAGAATTTGCTAAGTTAACTGAACGCTCACGTAAGTTTATGTCTGATGCTGCAGAGAGAGCAGCCAGAGTTATGGAAGTCGCTAACTTCAAAGCTTTAGGTATGGCTGCTCTCTCTG